GCACATTTGCTCGGCTGTTTCCTCTTGTGATACCTTGCGGCTGCCCTTGTAGCTCTTACCGCTTCCGTAGCTAATAATATTTACAGACATATCTTTAAAGTAACACGGGGGGGGCCTCCCCCCCCCGGTCACCTTTTAGGTTAGTTTGGAGGAACTGACCAAATTATATGACGCTGCCTAGGGCCCGTGGGTTCGCCACCGCTATGGTTAGCATGGCGTCCATCATGCCTCGGGCTCCACCACCACCGACGTCAGGGTAATCAAGCGCCTTGACCCCTTGCAGGATACGAAGCGTCACCGTGTCATCGGTTGGAATGAAGTATGCCCGGCGGCGGGTTCCAGCGTCAATCGCGGCCCCGTCACTTCTACCGAGGAAGAGATCAGGAATCACCGACACTTCGCCATAATCGGAGATATAGCTGGTCACACTCAATCTGACAGAGGCTCCATCGCCCACCGGGTAACGGCGAGAATCGGCTGTGCTGCTGGTTTGAACGAATGCGCTGATCGCGTTCATGGTGCTTGGCCCGGTGAACAAACGATAGCCTGACTTGGCTCCGCTGGCTTCGTAGATGGCTTGCAGAATAGTCTGCATGTTCGCCTCGGTCAATGCCGCCGAAGAGGTGTCCGCTCGGCTGGCCGCCGTTGCGCGGTAAGCGCGTTTACCTGCATCCGTGAAAGGATGCGCGGTTGAAGTTGCTCCCGTCCATTGGCCCAAGCCCGTGAGCTTGCTGCCCGTGGTTCCACTTTGAGCGGCCCCACTTTGAGATGAACCGATTGCCGCCTCGATGTCGCGTTTGATTTCAAGAGCGGATCGGCTCTTGGCTTGGGCGATAAGGCTTGAGCCCGGTCCGGCCACGTCGATGAGCTCGGCCTGACGCGAAACTGCGTAAGGACGAACGAACTCCTCGAAGTAGTTGCCGAGACGTTCGCGACCGCTGAACTTGTCAACGTAATCGGCTGCGAACGAAAGGTCTGCGCCGTCCTCGAACTTGCCGCCGAACTGAACTTCGGTGAGATCGTCAACGAGCCATTCGGTGTTGGTTGCCTTGGGCGCTGGTCCTTGTGGGAACAGCGTGAACATTGGAGTTTCTTGCGGCTCCACGCGGCGCATCTGATTGCTCAAATCTTCGCGTGCCCCCCTAGCTGATACTATTTCGTCAATTGTTGCATTTGCCATTGTATTTCAAAATTTTAATCGGTGAAGAATTGAGTGAGTTGTTGGGCCGAAACGTTCTCGGTCCCCAATGCTTCGAGCTTCTTACGTCCTTTCTTATCACTACGCGCTTCAGGTTGAGGGGCTGCGCTCACCTCTTCGGTGGCTGGTGGTGGCTTCGCGGCCTTTTTCCTTACGGGCTCTTTGCCCGCTTCGGCTTGCCTCGCCTTCACCACCTGCATTCCCTCGTACATCAAGCCAATCAGGTACTTCTGATTGGGAAGCTGAGATAACGACTTGTCCATCAGGTCCTTGTTCCCAAGGATGGTCCCGATCAACTGCTCGCCTTCGCTGTCCTCGCCACGCCACACCGGGAAATCGTCCCTTGCGTTCGTGTCGGCCACTTCCCGCTCCTGCAAGAAAGCTTGCCGGGCTGGAATGTGCTCCATGAGGAAGTCCTCGCTTTTACGCAGTATTCCGCGAATCTCATCGCCTTCGTATTCCGTTCCCCCGTCTTCGACGTAGTCTTTGCCGATGTGGCTTAGGGCCCACCGCTTGGCGGTGATGGCCTGTTGCCGCATCTTTTCGAGCTCCTCGACCGACTGTATTTTGTCAATCTTCGGAATCCCCGTGTTGCCACCTTCAACCGCTTTGTCTTCGGTAGGCGTGGCCTTCAGGGTTTCGATCTCCTGAGATTGATCTTCCAGCTTTTCCTCCGCTGTTTTCGCGCGGGCTGTAAGCTTGCTGATCTGTTTCAGGAGCTTCTGCGTCGATTTCGGGACCTCGGTTTCCTCAGTCGCGTCATCGCTATGTGAAAGAACGTCTTCTGTCTCGTCAGCCTCGACTACCTCTGAATCTTCGGACTCGGCTATTGGGTCCTCGGGTTCAGTAGCCTCGGTTTCGCTTGGGACATCCTCGACTTCCAGCGGCTCGGTTCCAAATAACTGAGCCAGTTGGTCACCGCTGATGTTACCTTGTTCGTCTGCTCCTGTTTCAGGGCCCGGTGCATCGGCCACTTGTGCTTCATCCATGCTGCATTTGGTTGGGGTTGCATTCCCACTACGCCACCTAGGCGCAAAGTCTTGGACGATTTTACGGGATTCTCCCTATCCGTTGCTCTCTTCAGCCTCGAATATCACCCTGACGATACGATCCGTTTGCCCTATCATTCCGCTTAGGTTCGCAAGTAATTGCGGGTTTTGTATCGTTTCGTAATTCGTAAAATCCATAAGGCTTTGATCTCTCTCGCCACCTAGGAAATTTTTAAAGACACGCCACGCATCAGGCTGTGTTTCCTTCAACAGCTTGATGGCTCTAACTAGTTCAGGGTCCATCAGGTAAGCTGCGTCGAAGTGGCGGGAACGTTCCCCGGCGGCGTGCCCAACTTACCAGTCAAGGCGTTTTGAGCCTGTTGCTGCTGATGTTGAAGCTGGCCAACGTAAGTCTCCATCCTGGCCCTGAAACTCTCATCCTCCTGCAAACGCTGCTGCGCATCCGCATTCGGTATCTCCTCCGTGCCTTGTATCCAGTTCTGTATGACTTGAAGCCTTAGCTCGGGATTCGCGTTCTCAGGGGCATTCACCACCTGGCCGCTGTGTATCTTGGCAATGTCCACCGAAGTCTCCTCGATCTCCTTGTTGCTCGCCACTTCGGCTGGCATGACCAACCGCGTGGCCAAGTTAGGATCAAGAGCCTCTATGAAAGCTCGCATGTACTCCCCAAAATTCGCCTGACCATTTCGGTCGTACTGCCCCATGATCATCCCGATCTTCTCCATCTTCGCCAGCATCACGTCGTTATCGGCGTTCTGTACGTCCCAACTAAGGTCTATGTCGTAAACCTCGGCGGTGCGGTCCATGATCAGTTGAGCTCCTTGCTCGTTGTTCGTTACCCGGAACCATGTCTCGGGATCACCGTACTGACGCTGTAACGCCCATACGTGATTCAATATTTTCTTCCATCCTCCGAGCCAATCGTTCACCAAGCCTTGACGCACTTGATTGGCTTCCACCACGTCAAGATCGCTTGTCGGTCTACCTGCCACCTTCATGGCTTGGGTCCTGATCGAGTTCTCGATTTCCGCTGACGCCGTGGAGTACTTCGGAATTTCCAAGAAGCCAACTTCATCACGCCTTCTCACGGGTATCTTCGCTCCCGGCCCGATTCGCGAGGGTTGGCGTCCTACCGTATAAACCATCGGAGGAACCGTGCTAAGGCTGGAGCGATCTCTTCGACTGTCTTGCTCGGTCTTCACCGCCAATTCAGCCGACCTCAACAGCTCGGGCAATCCACGCGAATCCAGTAATCGAGAACTAAGCTGTTCCCTGGTGATCACCACGAAAGGATATCTCACCGGGTCATACCCCATCACCTCGTGACTGGCATGGCCTTCCACCCGCTGACTAAAAATTGTTCTAGAACAAACGGGAACGTTGTCCTCGTCCGTTTCCTTGCGATACGCCACCACCACCTTCAACAGGCCATCGTAGTTCGTGACCGCTTGCTGGTCGTAGCTGTGCGTCAAATCTCCCAAGCGGCTCGTGTCGGAGCTATCCGGGTACTGGCCTCCTCCTCGATCAATCAATTCATCGGCCCACTCTTCGTCCCATCCATCCGAAAGTACTTTGTTTCTCACTTCCTCCGGCGTGTACCAATGCGTGCAATAGATACTTCTAGCCGTCTGCAAGTCCGTGACGTTGCTATCGAACGCTATGTCCCTGCCTATCTCGTAGGTCCTCAACGCCGGGCGATTCGCCGTCACCACGATGGCCGGGTATTCAGTCGAACCTTCGTTTATCAACTCCTTCGCCATCCGCTTGATCCGGGCTTCTCGCTGATCCGGGTACAACGCCGACAAGACGTTCCCCAAGGCATCGGGAAAGTTCACCACGTCCTCGATGTATTCCACCAACTCGGGGGCGTTCGCCAATATCTCTTCCAGCGTAAGCGTTCGATACACCCTCGTGACCTCGCGCTTCCAGTATATGCCCAACACCGTCAGGCCCTTTTCCAACAAATGATTCGCCGCGATACCCGCTTCGCGTTCCAATTCCTCCATCCGCGTGAACACCAGCCACCTCATGAACTGAGTGACCAACTGAGCCGACTTCACGTCACCGCTCTCAACCGGGCTCGCCACCATGTTGCTCCTACGCAAACTTGATTTCAGCATGGCCACGTCGGCGTCTATTATGCTGTTCGTCAGGAAGGGCTCCAGGTCACTCGCGTTGTCCCACGGAAAGGCGTTCTCCCCATGCTTCCTCCCGTCCGTGCTCTTGCCCTGCCAATGACAAAACCGCGTGTCGCGATTTTGCTCCGCTTGATCAACCCACCAATTCAGGTTCCCCAGCACGCGCAGATAATCTGTTTTGAGATCATCGACGTCGGGCTGCTTCAGGTCGAACTTCTGTTCCTCGGCCCCGTTCATGCAGGTTTGAATTTTACGGTTTTCTCCCTAATCGTTGCCAACGCCGCTTGCTCGATCCGCATGATTACCGTGGGATCACACCCCACGTAGTCGGCTATCTCTCGCAAACTATAGTAGCGAGCCGGGCGGTCCTGCTTTGATATGCCGTCCTCTTCCCGCGCCACCATGTGCCGCAAAGCCGCGTCGATCCGCTCGCTCTTCTCGGCCTTAGACTCCGACCATTCGCCACAAATCGCCATTTATCTTCTCCACCCTCCTTATCACCGTCCCCACGGTCAGTCGTTTTCTCATGTCGGGCTTCACTATCACCCGGCTTATGCCTTCTATTCCATCAACTCGGACCAAGACCAACCGAGGATTCAACGGCAACTTCACCACGCGAGCCGCGCGTTGTCCCTCCTCCTCGGGCTCCTCCTCGGGCTTTCGCTCCTTCCATATCTTCTTTACCGTCCAGTCCGATACTCCCGTCTTCCTCGCCGTTTCACGAATCGAACGACCAGCCAAACGCTGCCTTACCACTTCTTCCTCTATCTCAGACGTCACTTTCATTAATATCCTCCAGTCTCCACGGGAGTCATCGCCTCCGCGTCATACCATTGGTAGTTCCCCACCGCTAAATACCTGATGCAATCACATGGGTCCTTAGCTGGATTTTTCATGTCACCATCCACAACCCACTCGTTCATGCTCACTATGACGTTCTGACACTCGTCCGAGATCATCAGCTTGGGCTGGTTTTCATAGCTCATCTCCTCCTTGCTGTCCCACGCCAGTAAATTGTTTATCGCCTGGACGCCCGCTTCGATGTCCAGGGCTACCGCCGGATACACGTCCAACTCCTCACCATAGGTCAAATCGTCCACGATGTTGCTCGCTCCTTCGGACTTTTGGTAACTCGCCGTGCCCAACCGGGGATCGATGATCCGTTCAACGTCGCGGCCTTTCTCCATGTTTCGTATCGCCTCGGCGTAATCCTTGATCCCGTAACCATTCGGAGATTGCGCGTCACCCGGCTTGCCCTTGTCCCCGCGAGTAAGGTCAATCCATTCACCCATGTCGGCCCCCGGCCACTCTTCGACCACCCAATGCTCCCCGTGCGCGTCGATCCCCACCAAGATCATGAACCAAGGCTTCGATCCAGCCGGGTCGATCACCATGACCCACCTCGCCGGGTTGTTCGCCGGGTCAGCCAATATCGGTATGTCGCGTGGCCGCTTGTAGTTCTTGTCCGATAGCTGCGGGAAGGACGTCTTACTCGCTTTCGTGGGCACGCCGTACGCCCGGCATAATACTACCTCACGCCTCTCACCCTCAAGCTGAGTCTTCATCGCTTCCCAACCGCCGTATGGATTGTCAGCCGTATGGAAGAACACTATGCTCGAGGTTTTTTTCACGGGCTGCATGACAACCGGGACCTCCTCGCCCCCCAGCAATTCCGCTGGCTTGCTCTCCACCGTCTTCGCCCCCGTCATCAAACTGCGTACAACCGAGTTCCACCCATCGACCGCCGTGAAGGTCACTATCCCGCGAGCGGGCAATCCATCCGCGTCCGCTCTCGTCAAACAGCGGTAGCGCAACGTCTGCAACCAACTCAGGGGAATAAGCTCGTCGGCCCAAAATCCTATGTTGTGCGTGTCACCCTCGGGACGCTCGCCGGGAGATCCGATCTCGCCACCCTCAATCGTACTCAAATCTTGGGACCAGTTTCGGAAAATACATTCGCTTTTATTCGGCAAGGAAAACTTCCCCGCCGTGAAACCATTGCGTAACGAGTACACACAGTATCCAACCTTGCCTCGACCCAAGTGCTTGTAGTTGGTTGGCAGGTATTTATAAATAAACTTTTGTTGGAACTGGATGCTATTGGCAGATGTCTCGGTCAAGCACCATATGATCGTGCCCGGATTCTCCACCAAACATTGCACCACTCGCTTCGCGGCCATCTCGCTCTTCGAGCTTCTGTTGCCTCCCATGATCAGTACCTCGCCGTGGTTCCGCAACTCGCGGTCAGCCGTTGCCCATTGGGCAAGCTCGTACCCGTAATTGTATGGATCATCGGCTTCCAACCTGATCGCTTCCTCTCGCTCCTCCCACGCCGCATGGATTATCCGGGCCGCCTCGGCCTCGCCGCGCTCGTCCAAGAGCATTCGCTGCTCGGACTCGGTCAGTATCGGCAACACCGGGTGCGGGGTCCACTTCATGCCGTTTGCTCCTCCCTCATGTGAGGATGCAACTCATTGTGGCAAATCACGCAGATCGATATCAAATCGAACAACGGTTCGTTGCATACCCTCTCATAGGTCAAATGATGCACCTGCTCCGCTGGCCTCTTGCAACACGCTTGGCACAAGTGATTGTCTCGCTCCATCACCCGCCTACGCTTCTCGGCCCATACCGGGCTCTTCAAGTATTTGTTGTAACGAGCCCACCATTCCTCACGTTCCTTCTCAACTCGGGCTTCGCACTCCCCCCAATACGCCTCGCTCTCTTGCTCCCGAGCAACACGAGCCGCCCGCTTTTTGCTCATCGCGTGCATCGCAACTCAAGCCCTACTCATAGGGTAGTTCGCTCCATTTGGCCGCCCCCGTTCCCAACTTGTACTTGTCGGTCCCGTCCTCCCAACCAATCTCCTCGTCTTCAAGACATGGGTCTTGGTCAGCCCACTCCTGGGCGGTCCCCGCCCTCGCCTTGATGCGCAAGGGGAATGGCAAATTCTTATAGTAACTCGGCTTCTCCAGCCCGGCAACGCCCCGGTCAGCCCATCTCTTTATCATGGCGCGCCACTCCTCGCCCGAATCCGAACTCGATACCACCAAAGACAAATGTCGCAATTTCATACCCAAACCAAAAAGCTCCACCAACCCTTGGCCGCCGCCGTGTAGCCAGTTACGTTCAAAGTGTTCGAGCTCAACCACGCCTTTACGTACGGCGTGCCGCCGTTATGCGTGCCGCCCATCCCCGCAGCGGCCGCCGGGTCACCCGTGCCGTACATCCAGTAGGCGCTCGTTTCCGTGCCCCATCTCACGGGGATGCTGCCTCCCAACTTCACCCAATTCCATACCTGAGTGCCACCCGCGCCTCCCGCTTGCTGATATCCATGCACGCATAATCCTATCGAGCCCGAGTCAATGCCCGATATCGTGAAAGTCTGCACGTC